ATAGTGCATGCGTAGACATGGATAAAATCATGCACCATGTCTCTGTATTCACTCGACAAGGATGTAAGACTCTTTGCGTAATCCCATGATTTTTGAACAATTAGACGATTCGTTTCCAACTTGGCTTTGATCACAACATCTGGCAAAGATACGGATGTCTCGGGTCTTACATTTTCCTTTGCTTCTTGGAGTGTATCAAGGATCTTGAAGACTGGTGTGCGTACTTTGTCAAACTCTTGTAGGAGTGGCACTTGTGTTTGAAGGTCAGGAATGGTCATAATGTCTTTTGCTAAGTCGTTCATGATCTCCGTGAGTTTGTTGTAATGGCATGACATTTTATAAAAATATGCCAAGTTCTTTATATACATTTAAAGCAAAACTATATATGCGTTTTAAATCTTCATTGGTGTAATAAAAAATATAAAAATGTTGTAATAATCAACTGACAGAATTAAGTAGTACGTAGATTGTAGAAGAGTGTTGTTTATTTTATTTTTTAGCCTTGGGTACTTTTGCCACTGCTTTGGGTGCTTTTGTAGGGGCTGCTTTCATAGCTTTTGTAGGCTCCTTTCCATGTTCATAATAGGATTCCATATCTTTGCGGTAACTTTCCCATGTGAGACTGAGTTCGTTAAGTTCTTCTTTCCATATTTGTTGAATTGTCTTTGCTTTCAATTCTTTAATCAACATATCTAAACGATTTGCTTCTTTGTCAAGTTCTTGTTTCTTCTCAAAGGTTAGCTGGCGAATTGGCATACTTGTTAGATAGTCATAATTGGCAGTAATTGCTGTTTTCTCTTCCTCTGTTTCATCCTCTTCATCCGCAGCCACTTTTTCAATCAATTTAGGATAGCCTTTCTGTAACAAATCTTCTTCCACATCTTTTTCTTTACGATTCATAATATCAAGTGTTTGATCAATAATTTCTTGAATAAAGCGAACCTTCGCACTTACCAATTTGTACTTATTGTCAAGCTCCTTGAGTTGATATTTCTTACGCTCATAATACTTCAATAGACGAACCTTCGACCACTCTTTAATAATATGCTGAGTATCCTTGTATTTTTGTACAGCCCCTTCTTCGCTATACAAATGAATATTGTTTAGATTTAGATTTTTAGATGAAACCATATTGAATTCAGTTTCAAAATTTAGTTCAACCGCGCGGCGTACACCTGGATAGAATTTTAGAATAAATTTAACATGTGTATCTGTATAATGATTTTCAAAGTTCTTTAGAGTAGGGCTGTTATTCGCAACCATCTCCATAAGGAAATCTTTGTAATTCTCTGTCCAAGTTCCAATTGGCAATTCTGAAATTTCCATGGTTTGATCATCAATCCATGTCCATACACCTCTGCTTTGATAAGTTCCCTCTTTTCCAGGGAGAATGGTACCTTTGAATCCTAGATACCATGGATGAATTTCACTGAGACGAGTTTTTTCAATAATTTTATACATGGCTTCAACATTCTCCTTGTTCAAAATGGCTTCTTGTTTATCAAGTGCGTCAATTAGTTTCATACATTGCTGAATTACATCAGTAGGGTTATGTTGAGGGATATTGGTTGAAAATCCAGTACCAATACCAAGTCCTCCATTTACTAGAATCATTGGAATAATTGGAATATAATATTCTGGCTCAATGGGTTTGCCATCGTCTTCTAGGCGTTTTAGAATTGCGTTATCCTCTGGTTTATAAATTTTACGAGCTAGATCCGAAAGCAGTGTGTAAATATAACGGGGAGAAGCTGAATCTTTACCACCTTGAATACGAGTACCAAATTGACCCAGCGGCTGCATTAAATTAATATTATTTGCGCCTACATAGTTTTGAGCCAAATTGATAATGGCTTCTTGTAGAGAAGTTTCACCATGATGATAAGCACTGACTTCTGAGATATATCCAGATAGCTGGGCAACCTTGATTTCTTTGTTGTATAGTTTTCTCTTAAAGCAACCGAACATGATTTTACGTTGACTCTCCTTAAGACCATCACATAGGTTAGGAATACTGCGTTCCAAATCACGATTACTGAAATGGATGAAGTCTTTATGAATAAATTCTTCAAAGGGGATTTCGCGTTTTCCATAATCTAGGATAATATCACGATTGTATTTCATCAACCATGCTTTACGATCATCAGCGCGCTTTTTATTAAATGCTAGATCCAAATTATCGTCGGATGTTTGACCAGTATAAACATATTCGGTTACCTTCATGTCGCGGAAATAATCTTTAGCTTCTTCTGCGGTGGAAGTACCCAATCCTTTGTAGTATTTGATTGTCCATGGACGCATTCCTGGAGGTGTCTTTTCAGTTTCTGTTTTCCAATTATCGAAATCTGTAATGCTATAGAATGATATTTTTTGACCATTGTTATGGGTTACTTTAATAATTGGGGTCAACATCGAATTTAGGAATGTTGGCATTTTGTAAAGGGAAGGCCAGATCGATTGAAATACATTGAATAGAAGACCCTTGATATGAGAACCATCATGATCCTGATCTGTCATAATCATAATCTTACCATAGCGCAAATCGCTAATATCTTTGTATTCTTTTCCTTGAGTTAGACCCAGGATTTTCTTGAGATTTGTAATTTCTTCATTTTCGCTAATCTTTTTCAATGGCGCATCTTTTACATTTAGAATTTTACCACGAAGAGGGAATACACCATAACGATCGCGACCGATAACACTTAATCCAGCAATTGCCATCGTCTTTGCGGAGTCTCCTTCTGTCAAAATAAGCGTACAGGAAGCACTATCTTTTGTACCTGCTTTGTTCGCATCATCCAATTTAGGAATCAATACACGACTGGTCTTCTTACCATCTGTTTTAGCAACTTTCTTTTGTTCGTGGAAATCAGTTAGACTGATGGCTTTATCCACAATACCTGTTTTATAAAGTTTATCAAAGAACTTATCACTTAGCTCGCATTTTGATCCAAACTTAGAGGCTTGCGTTGTAAGCGTTTCCTTGCTTTGACTATCAAAGGATGGATTTACAATCGATGCTTTCACAAAGATAGTTAGGTTATCCTTGATGTGCTGTACTTTAACATCCTTTTTCTTCTTCGATGACGCCATTTCGGATAGTTTTTTAGTAATTTGGTTTGTTAGATATTCCACATGTTTTCCACCCCGTAGAGTATTAATACCATTTACAAAGGATACTTGCTCAAACTGTCCTGATTCCGAGAAAGTCGCAACAACTTCCCATCTGTCTGTACAACTTTCATAAACACGAGGACGCTCATCTTTACTTCCTAGATACAAATCGGCATATTTCTCAAAATCTTTTGCTTCCAATTTAACATCATTGAAATATACAGCGATTCCAGCATCGGTTGTAGCACAAGCATCGTATGCGCGTTTTCTGAATAGTTGATACATATCATCTGTCATATGTTCTAGACCAAAACGCTTGTAATCTGGCAAAAATCGAATCGATGTATAAGGTTGTTTTTTAAACGCCTTAACTTTCGCAGCGTCTCTCTTTTTCATATTTTGATAAAAACGCTGTTTATAGTAAAGTTCTCGACGATGATCGACTGTTTCAACCGTAAACTCCTCCGAAAAGATATTTGCCAATTTCGCACCATATCCATTTTTTCCACCCCATAGCTTTTCTTCACCAGTATCGTAGTTTGTTGAAGTTAATAGCTCACCGAAAATAAGTTCGGGGATCCAAATATTTTCATAACTGGCATGTTTTTCGATATCAATACCATCGCCGTCATTCATAATCTCAATATAGCCGGTTTTTTGGTCTACGTTAATTTTAATAGTTTTAACGAGTTTTACATCTTTTTTACCATTGGCGATTTCAGATTTTAGGCGAGCAGTTTGATCCAATGAATTTACCAATACTTCGTCAAAGATTTTATACAGCCCTGGGACGTATTCGATCTCTTGTTCAACCATTTTCTTAGCTTCATCACTATAAATGAACGTTTTAAGAACAGTGCGTTCTACAGAACCAACATATGTATCTGGTAATTCATAAATATGATCCCGTAGCTCATGTTTCTTGTACTTTTCTTGGGCTTCCTTAGGAGGCATTGTTCTTATATCCTGTTACAAAAAAAGAAAAAGTTGATTATGTCAATTTTTTAATTTAATAAAATAATATTTTTATATGATTATTGATTACCATTGTTCATGTTTAATTGAATTATATATATGTGTATATTTTTTAATTATATCATTAATTTCTTTATTAATTTCTTCAATTTCTTTTCCTTCAATATCAACGCATACACGATGTTGATGTGTCAAATTTAAATATGCGAGTTCATGAAGTTCGTGAAGATGATTCACATACTCAAAAGACAATCCCAATTCACAATTACGATGGCGTTTATGAATTCTCTCCATACATTTTTGTGGATCAGAACGAAGATAAATCATTAGATCTGGTTTAAAACTAGGTCGCTGGTACAAAGTAGCTAAAATGTTCATTTGGCGTTCATTTAGTTTATTATTGTTAAAATTAGCAATAGAGAATACATACCATTGATAATGTGCTGATCGTTCAACACATGTAATTTTATTCTTTGGATAATCTGGTATAAAACAACGATCTGTCCACACTTTAATTTGAAATTCAAATGCATCACGGTTATTCTCATACATATCAGTTAAAAATGGTTCCCAATCCTTTACAGGTTCCAAATCTATTTCAAAATTATTTTTATTTAGATTTTCAAGAAGTGTACTCTTACCAGAACCAATGTTTCCATCAATTGTGATAATCATTGTATTTGTTTATCTGAAAGAAAATATATGTACTTATAAATAATGATATTATAACTTTATATAGATGTCTCATTTTTTATAGTTATATTATTATAACTTACTTATAGATTTAGATATTTACTTACTTACTTATCTTATGACGACTATCTTCACAATGAAGAGACAAAATTTATTAAAAGAAACTCTTGAAATTTTAAAAAAATATGATAAAACATTTGCTGATATTATTTATGTTATAACTTCTAAAAATAACGAAGAAGGTTGTATAGAATGGTCTACAGAACAATTTGTTGAAGAATCCGCATATATTAATTATGACTCATCCTATGGAATAAACAAAATTAATATGACATTACAATTAGTTGGAGAAACATTCTGGATAGAAAGAGCTGAATATGATGGATCAGAATGGTGGGAATACAAAGAAATACCAAAACGACCTTCATGTAAAGGTAATGGTAAAATACCTATATTTGAATTACATGGATGAAATAAAGTTTTATGTTTTACATTTACGTTTTTATTTATTTTTTTCTGCTTTTTTCCAAACAGCTTCTTGGAGTTGTTTAATCACATTTTTTGTAAATGATTTTAAATTATTTTTAATAACAAGCTTTGTCAAATATGGAAAAAATGTATCTTTTATATAAATACGATTTCCTTCTGTAATAGTGCGACATTTTAAGGCTAACCATTCATACTTTTTAAACATAATATGATTTACATCTGGACTTGTAAAAAATGGGCATAACATACCAGAATTTGTTAAAGATAGAATATAATTACGAACTTGTGGATGTTTCAAATAAGATACAGGGATGTCTTCTAATAAATTTTCAAAAACTGTATAATTATAATCAGGGCATATTAGTAATTTACTTTCAGCATCATTATAAACGGCATTATTATCAATAATTAAAATACGATTTTCTAGAATTTCTTCTTTTTCTGTTTTTGTAAATGCTGGATGACGTCCTAAAGAACGAATAATACGGGGAAATATATGATTTAATGATTTACGATAATTTCCGCCAATATCAGTTAGGCATTCATCGCGTGTAAATATAGGGCGTTGAAACTTAACTCCGTGTGCTTTTTCTACCCATTGAATCTCTTTATATGCCCAGTTTTTTTCACTTGCTGTATATATAAAAAAATATACATTTTCATTAAAATATTGATTTATTTCATGAATAAAACTAGCAAACCCTGGGCGAATTAAATTTTGTGTGGATAGAAAAGCTTTAGGAATTTTACTATCTTGTTTGACTTTTAATCCATATTTCTTAAATTGTTGATACATAGCATGTTTTTGAGATTGATAATCGACACGACCTGCTATTGTACCATCCCAGTCTAAAATTATAATATAAGGTAATTCAGTATGTATTATACTGTTTGGCGACATAGTACCTTCCCTTCTTTAATCTATAAGAAAGAATAATATGTTTATGCTTTATTAATTTATAAAGTATTAAAAAATATTAAATAGATATTTATTTTTTCTTTGTTTTATTAAATACAATTAGTTTTAATTCTCTTACGAATGATTTAAATTCTTGAAGTATTTTTTTCTCTTTATCCTTGTCTTCTGTATTAATATATCCCTCATCAGACATGTAATCTACAAAACTTATTATTTTATCAAATGTTTCTTTTCGTAAATTATTTCTTTTAGTGTATAAATAATCAGACATATTATTTGCCATTGTACATGCTAGCTTTGGATATATAGAATTATCTGTTATTTTTTCCCATTCATTATCACCTATATGAACCTTTGAATGCCCTGATTTTAGATCATCCTTTTTAATACATTGATTTTCAGGTAAATTTAATATACGTTTGCTATAATCCATTACGATGCGTCTATCTACTTTTGGATATAGACCCTTGATGTATTCGACGGCTTCTTCACCAATATGATCCTTTATAAACTCCATATTCTCTGGATTGTATACTAGAATGATGTTTTGATTATTGTTTTGTGTATTTATATTATTTTGTGTTTGTATATTCTGTGTATCAATATTATTTGTTATAATAGGTACATTTTGCACTACCGGTTCTGGAATAATTAAAGAAGTAGAATCTATATTTTTTTTAGCTATACAGATTTTATAATGTCTATATTTAGAAGATAAAAAAGCAAATTTATTATTACAATATTCACAAGCAAGTGTATCTATATTACCTTTACACAATGCTTCATGTCTTTTTAAATTCCACTGTCTTGTAAAATGTTTATTACATTTAAGACAGTTATAATTATTATCGTTATCATTTAGTATAATATCATTGTTAGAAGGTATATTAATAGAGTTTATAGGTATATTATTAGAGTTTATAGATATATTATTTGAGTTATTAGATATAGTATTTGAGTTAATAGGGTATATATTCCGAGTTATACATTCATCGTATGTACAACCATGTATGTTTACCATATGTCGTCTTAAATTGAAAGGTTTATAGAAAACACTTGCGCATAATTCACATGTAATCTTAGGATTTCCAAGAGCCATGTTTTTAGCTGTTACTATAATAACTAGAGAAAAATAATGTTTAAACTAATTTTATATTACGAGGAGCATGAATTTTGGAGCAGTCCATAAACTTCCGCGCGGGATTTTTTAAAATTTTAAAAGCTAGGAAAGTTTTTGATTTCTAAGAAGTATCCTAAATTTATAGAATCTATTAGATTATAGAAAATAAAATAAAAAATAATAAATTTAAATATAATGTATCATATTAATAATAAAAATAATAATGTATGAATAAATGCTTATACTATAATATTTGTTTATGCGGAACACATGAGGCATTCATCTTGGTTATCACGACGACAAGCGATAATTGCTTCTTGATCTGCCTTTTCTTTGATCGTGTTTTTCATCATAGAAGGATCAATTGTAAATGCCATAGTCTTGGCACGAGGACGAGTGCGTAGATAGTAGAGACCTGTCTTTAGACCTTTAGACCAACTATAGAAATGCATGTTGGTTAGTTTGCTAAATGTAGCGTCTTCAATGTATAGATTTAGAGACTGTGTATGGCATACATAAGGTGTGCGATCTGCGGATTGATTAATTGTAGATTTTTGACTGATTTCCCAAACAGTCTTGTATAGTTCTCTAATTGTTGTTGGGATTTCTTGAATATGTTGAATGCTTCCCTCACCAGCAATAATACGATCTTTCATATCCCGACTCCAAAGACCAAGGTTGATTAGATCTTGGATCAGGTATTTATTAACAATCGTAAATTCACCTGCGAGTGTACGACGTTGATAAATATTTGATGTTAGGGCTTCAAATGATTCAGTATAACCCATAATTTGACTGGTGCTTGCTGTTGGCATCAGTGCGATCAATAGGGAATGACGTAGACCATATTTTTTAATCTCTTCTTTTAGTTTATCAAAATCATAGATTTTGGGTGTAATATTATGCATATCAAATTGTAGAATACCCTTTGCGGCTGGGCTAGAAGAGAATGAACTATAGGCACCTTTATGAGTTGTCATTTTTGTTTCCTCAGTACATGTGAAGATATTCGCATATTTATCAGAATCATAATCACCCATATAGATTTTATCAAGTTCTTCAATCATTTCTCCTCGTTTTTTCGCAATTTCCATGGATGCTTCAAGTGTCGCATGGTACATTGTCTCAGAAATATCTCTATTTAGATCAGCCGCCTCTTGACTTTCATATGGAAAGCGCATCATCATATATACATCTGCTAGACCTTGAATACCTACACCAATCGGACGGTGAAGCATATTGGAACGTTTCGTCTCAGGAGTTGGATAGAAGTTACGATCAATTACTTTATCCATATTGTAAACTACTTTCTTTACCACTCGGTGGAAACGACGGAAGGCAAAGCTGGGTTTTCCTTCACCATCATATTCAATAAATGTAGGTAGTACCATGGACGCAAGATTACATACACCATACTCAGTGGGTGAACTGTAAATTAGGATTTCACTACATAGGTTTGAACATTTAATAACACCTAGGTTACTTTGGTTTGATTTTTGGCAGGGATCTTTATAAAGCATATAGGGACCACCTGTTTCGATCTGACTTTTTAGAATTTCCATCCAAAGATCTTGAGCTTTTACAACACGTTTCGCTTTGCCAGCAGCTTCATATTTAGTATAAAGTGCCTCATATTCGTCACCATAAACATCTTCTAGTCCAGGTGCTTCAAATGGGCAGAAAAGAGACCATTGTTCATTTGCTTTTACACGTTTCATAAATAGATCAGGAATCCAAAGGGCAATAAATAGATCACGGCAACGCTCTTCTTCCGCACCAGTATTACGGCGTAGGCATACAAATTCAAATACATCTGGGTGAGAAGGATCTAGATAAATTGCCGCACTACCATTACGCTTACCAGCTTGGTTAATATGTAGAAGTGTTTGGTTCATTACGCGAAGGTATGGGATCAAACCAGTTGATTTACCATTAGTACCACGAATCACCGATCCTCTTGAACGAATTTTATGTACATTCATACCAATACCACCAGCATATTTAGAAATCATCGCACAATCCTTCGCGCTGTCATACATTCCATCGACGCTATCATCTTTAACTTCTAGAAGAAAGCATGAACTCATTTGAGAATGACGTGTACCCGCATTGAAAAGGGTAGGAGTGGCATGGGTATATTCACGAACACTCATTGAATCGTACATATCGAATGCGTTTACTAGATCGTAACCGTGGATTCCAATACATACACGCATCCACATGTATTGGGGTCGTTCAATGATTTTTCCATTTGCTTTTTGAAGATATGCGCGTTCAAGTGTTTTGTATCCAAAGTAATCGAATAGATAATCGCGAGAAACGTCAATTTTCTCATTAATTTGGTCTTTATATTTCATTGTAATCTCATAAAGTTCATCACTAACAAGTGGCATTAGATCACCATTGTTATCTTTACAAGTGTAAAGCTCTTCAATTGCTTCGCTGAAAGTACTAGGTGTATTTTTGTGTAGATTACTGATAATAATATTAGCAGCCAATCGTCCATAATTAGGGTGAACTGTACTCATTGTGCTGCATGTTGTAGCAGTAAGTTCATCTAGTTCAGAAGTTTTTACACCATCATAAATACGTGCGCAAATCTTTTGGGCAATTTCATCAGGTTGAACCCCATCAAGACCGTTCGACAAATTGACAATACGATTCAGGACTTTATCAAAGGAAACATTTTCGTATTCACCGTTACGTTTAAGAACACGCATTGTTACTTTGTTCTAATTATAAAGAGAACGTTTTAAATCTATTAAAACAGTTAAAAAAGAAACTTTCAAATTTTTAAGATGGGCATACACTTGACCAACTAATTTTATCTTTTTGATTTTCAGAGCATTTTTCGATAAACTTACAGCGTAATGTATTTGGTTTATCTGGGTATGCTTTTTCATCTTCATAATTCATGTAATCTGGGAAAATACGGTTACATTTCATTTGAACGGATGAATCAACTAATCCACCTGTTGTTAACCCTCCTACATAGTTAAATTTTTCAATCATACCTGTATAATTTTTATCAAGAGTTGTAGCAGTTCCAGTGCCAAGTAAATTTGTTGTTCCAATACCAACCATGAAGCTTGGTGCTTCACAATAATACTCACTCCAATTTTGTACAGGTTTATTTACTTGTCTTTTCATTTCAGGTGTAGTTTTCTTTAATACCCAATAATCAGGGCATGATAATGCGTCTGTACGAACAACATCTTTTCTGGGTGGTTTATAAGATAATAATTGAATTATTAATAGCATAATTACAATCAATGTTCCACCAATAAATGTGGCTGTAAAAGCGAAGTTTTCTTCAAATATGAATTGTTTTCCAGAAGGTGAAAAAATACCAATTAATGCTAAACCAAGGATAAATGTTCCATAGATAACCATGACTGAAATACTACCTTTAAAGTAATTAGCACGTTCCTTATCTATTTTTTTTCTTTCATCCGCAGTTAATTTTGACAATGTACCATCGGGATTGGTAGTTGCCATTGAATCTCTTAATTTTAAACAAACATTTTTGTTTCTAATGTTTTGGTACCCTTTTGAGTGACTAATGGACCATATTCCATTGGCATCGGTAAGGTACTTGCATCTTTACGATATACTTCATATTGTTTTAAATTGCTTAAGACTTCATTAACAGTCCATTCTAATACTCTACCGTTCAATTCACGAACCTGTTCAACCACATTGGTAGGTAAATTACGCGAATATTGTAAATAAATAGATCTCATTACAATTTTAAGATCATGATCGCTTTGTCTACCAATGGTATACTTTCCTCCGGATCGTTTATAAATCGCATAACGTATTCCATCTTGTAAAACATCAATATTATTACATGAAAAGAATAAATTACTTACGGGTGTTGGTTCAAATCCGCCCACTAATGCTTCAGAATAAAACATTTTATTATCAACTTGTTTTTGTTGAAAATTAGGAATTTCAAGGGCGCCTTTTTTTAAAATATTTACACGACCATTTAGCGATTGTGTTGGTTCAATTGGTGAAAAATCCGCAAAATAATCACCTTGCATCTCTGTACAAATAATATATTATTATTTCATATCTTTAATTGTTATTTTAATTGAAAGTATATATTTATCTTTTATACTAATAATGGAAATGTCAATTACTTCGCCGTTATATAATTTATTAAAAAAAAACAAAATAGAAATAAGCGAGCCCCTTGTATCAGAAGTAGCGTATCATGTATATACGTTAATGTATAATATTTGCGCAATGGTTGCTACAACGGCTCGTCTACAAGATCCTTTAAAACCAGTTATTAAACCCCGTCATTTAAAAAGTTCTCTAGAGTATATTCAAAATAAATGCTACCCTAAACAAAATAAACAAGTTGGGGGAAGTTATCATATTGATGCCGAATACTTTGGTGCGAACTCAGGTGCTTACACTGGTGAAGAATATCAGCGTACATTAGACATTGATTTCAAAAATCAAATAGCGCGACCTGAAATCAGCGGAGGAAAAGGGAAAAAAGAGTCAGCAAAGGGTAATATATTATCTTATATGGAAATATCTTATATTATTATTTCTAACAGTAAAAAACAAGAAATATTTTCAACAAATGACATCATTAAAGTATTAAAGGAGTTTAATGTTACAATTGGTAATTCAACATTAGCTATATTGAAAAAACTTCTTAAAATGCATTTAAATTGCTTAATGATGGATTTACACGAACAATCTCCCGTTACAAAAGCCAAGTTAGATAAGATTATGAGTCTAAAGAGACACGCTGTATTTTTATAATTTCAAGACTGTTTAAACATGTTTGTAAATCAGGCCAAAATAATCGAATTGAATTTATTAATTTTTTAGAAAGATTGGCTTCATTATTGATTGAATCGGTTCCTTTTTCTTTTTCTATTTGTAATAATAAATATTTAATACTACTTTGTGTGTATTTGCCCTTTTTTTCTTGAGCAGCTGTTGGTTTTCGAGCCATGACTTTTTTGATGTTTAACGCTACATCTGGAAGGGGATTTTCCTGATAGGCAATTGCCATCATCAATGCATCGGAGATGTCGTCTTTCTTCTTTGTTGTTCGCCATAGGTCTTGAATCCATTGTTCCTCTTGCGGATACTTATCCAACCATTCTTTACATAATTGAACCGATGCCTTCTTACGGGCATGATAGAGTCCTTTTCCAGCCCCACTATATTCTTTTCCAGTACCTGCTAGTTTATGTTTAGGACTATAAATAATAACAGAATGCCCTTTTAGACGAAAATACATTTCTAAATAGCACTGAATATTTGTCATTTTGCGCGTCATTTGGCGTTCAATAACGATTGTACTTCCCTGAATGGTATCTGTCAATTCATCCATCTCTTTTATTAAAGAGGTACATGGATCTGTTCCGTAGGTTAAATTAACCATTTTCCAAATTATTATTTTATTTTCGTGAAGACCACATAAAGCCAGATTTTTTAACCCTACATCAATCGATAGAAGCATATATAATAGTATCAGTTGATAAAATATTTAAATACAAATAATATATTTAATTGCGTTTTAATGATTTAAAAAGAAATACTCTTGTTTTATAAAGATGCAAAAA